CACTGGTATTCACAAACACACGCACCAGCACACCCACAAAATGTATATCGTGGTGTTGCATATCGTCCTTGCCAAAATCAGGAGGTAGCAAAATGAGCTGGTTGGAAGTTATTCGTAATCGAATGATCAAAGAAAGGAAGCTAAAGCAAGCTCAGCTTGCAATGGCGATGCGATGATTCAAAAGGGGGGTTGACACCCCCCTTTTTTTGTGCTATGATATGGGCTAATCTGCTTTGATTTTATGACATCATTAAAGCGGGCTACTAAAATGCTTTCTAAAGCTTTAGAAGACCCAAAATATAGCACAGATCAGTATGTTGAAATTCTTAAACGTCGCCACGAAATTAAAAAACTACGTCAAAATCTTCAAAACTATGAGCGAGCAACCCGTGGATTTGGATACACAATTGATCCAACGATCTTTGAACAACCAGTCGGTGAAACTAGTGACAGTGACACCGAAAGCGGAAGAGACGATGGCATACGTAGCGAGGGTGAGCAATCCGAACAACCAGGACAACCCGAAGATCTCGGGACTCCTTAAATATTGTATTCAACATGGGCATTGGAGTGTTTTTGAACAAGCACACATGACTCTTGAGATTAATACTACTCGTGGACTAGCAGCTCAAATTCTTCGTCATCGTTCATTTACATATCAAGAATTTTCTCAACGTTATGCTGATGCTAATCTTCTAACAGAAGAAATTCCTTTGCCAGAGCTTCGCCGCCAGGATACTAAGAATCGTCAAAATTCTATTGATGATCTTGATCATGAACTAGTGACAGCATTCCAGCGTCGTGCTAAGATGTTGTTTGCCGAGGCACAGGAACTGTACACAGACATGCTTGAGGCAGGTGTTGCCAAGGAGTGTGCTAGATTTGTTCTACCACTTGCCGTACCGACCCGAGTTTATATGACAGGATCTGTTCGGTCATGGGCACACTATATAGAATTGAGATCGGCTAACGGTACTCAAAAAGAGCATATGGAAATTGCTCAAATGTGTAAAGAAATTTTCTCTACACAATTCCCAACTGTCGCTGAAGCTTTGGAGTGGATCTGATGCCTACTTATCCTGTAATTCATAAAGAAACTGGAGAAAAACAAGAACTCTACATGTCAATGGTAGAGTATGATCAGTGGAGAAAAGATAACCCCGAATGGGATAAAGATTGGTCTGCTGGTGTTGCGGGTGTCGGTGAAGTCGGAGACTGGAAGGACAAGATGAGTAAAACTCATCCAGGTTGGGCAGATATCATGAAGAATAAGGTGTCTAAAACGCCTGGTTCTCGTGTACAATGGTAATTTTACGATAAACAATTATGCCTAGAGCTAGAAAAAGAATAACACCAGACATAAATGGTATGAGTGCCAAGCAAATGAGACGCAAAAAACCAATTAATTCAGATTATTTGTTGGAGATAGAACCTCTTACAGATAACCAACGAATTCTTTTTGACCAATATAACTCAGGTCAAAACATTTTTGCTTATGGTGCAGCAGGTACAGGAAAAACATTTGTTGCCCTTTACCTTGCTCTTCGTGATGTTTTAGATGAGCGTACACCGTATGATAAAGTATACATTGTTCGCTCATTAGTTGCCACCAGGGAAATTGGTTTTCTTCCTGGAACCCATGAAGATAAAGCATCTCTTTACCAAATTCCTTATAAGAATATGGTGAAGTATATGTTTGAAATGCCAGATGATAATAGTTTTGAAATGCTTTATGAAAATTTGAAGCAACAAGAAACCATTAGTTTTTGGAGTACTTCTTTTTTGAGAGGTTCTACGCTCGATAATAGTATTGTTATTGTTGATGAATGTCAGAATCTTAACTTCCATGAGTTAGATTCTATTATGACTCGTGTTGGTCAAGATACTAAGATTATGTTTTGTGGTGATGCAAGACAATCTGACTTACAAAAGTCAAATGAAAAGACTGGCATCATTGACTTCCAAAGAATTCTTCAGAACATGGATGAGTTTTCTCTTATCGAATTTGGTATTGAAGACATCGTTCGTTCTGGTCTAGTGAAGTCCTATCTTATTGCTAAAATTAACTTGGGAATGTAAATGAAAGTTTTTAATCATGTTGGTCTGATTAAACCAATTGAAATGAATACGGTGATGATAGATGGCAGACGTTATTATGTTACGCCATCTGGAAGTAGAAACAAATCAGTTACCACCGTGATTAGTAACAATCCAGCAAAGAAAAAAGTACTTGCTGAATGGCGAAAGCGGGTCGGTCAAGAAAAAGCACAACGCATTTCTAACCGATCTGCTACCAGAGGAACAAAATACCATAAGCTTGTTGAAAATTATTTTAACAATGAGCACGACACCGAATTGTATAAAGATACACCATTGGTTTGGTTAATGTTCAATTCTTCCCGCAAAATTCTTGATAACATAAATAACATATACCTTCAAGAGGCGGCACTATACTCAGACTATCTACGGATTGCTGGTCGAGTTGATTGTATAGCAGAGTATAATGGCAAACTATCCATTATCGATTTTAAGACATCTGCTGAAGAAAAAAAAGAGGCGTGGCTTTACGATTATTACGTTCAAGAAATGGCATACGCTTGTATGCTACAAGAATTGTATAAATTAAAAGTCGAACAGTTAGTTACTATTGTTGCTTGTGAATCAGGTGACACTCAGGTTAGTATTGTGCCCCCTAAAAAAGAATATCTTATTAAGTTACAAGAATACATTCGGGAGTACGAAGAAACCTATGAAAGAAATACTGGAGGATAAATTTATGACAACTGCGAAATTTTCGCAGGAAGTGGAAAAAATGGCACACGAACAATCAATGAACTACATAGATGCTATTGTTCACTACTGCGAAACGAATGAAATTGAACTAGAATCTGTGCCCAAACTAATTTCAAAACCATTGAAAGAAAAATTAAAGTATGATGCACAAAAATTAAACTTCATTAAAAAAACATCAAGAGCAAAACTTATGCTTGTATAGTTATGAGTGATTTTTTTAAAGCCGAAATGGTTCGGGGAGATTTACAAGAGTTATCTGATCTTCAACAATATTGTATGAGAGCTGCTACAGCATTTCCTGTTTTATCTTTAGAAAAAAAGATAGAATATTGTAATATGCTTGAGCAGTTAATTGAAAAACAAAAAATATTTTACACTAGGATCTGTCTTAGTGATGATCCAGAAGCAATTGAAGTTGCAGAAAATATGAAAACTGCAACGGTAACTATGCTTGGACTTGATCCAGGCAAAAACGTCAGTACAGTGTTTGATGACATACTCGAACGAGTCCGTGTCATGAAACAAACACTAGAGGCTCAGGAAGGTTGACGCACCCCTGAGCCTGTGCTATTATGACTAGGTGATCGAGCGTCACACAAGCCAAATCCAATTAATCTAAGGAAATCCGTATGTCTTTTTCTGATCTTAAGCGCAAGTCCCAGAGCAGTTTTCAATTCCTGCAAAAGGAACTGGAAAAGTCCAGCACTCAATCAGGTGCCGACGAGAGGCTCTGGAAGCCCGAACTTGACGCTAGCGGTAACGGCTATGCCGTAATCCGTTTCCTGCCCGCTCCTGAGGGCGAGAGCGTGCCCTGGGCTAAGATTTATACCCATGCCTTCCAGAGCACTGGTGGTTGGCTGATTGAAAACTGTCCGACCACTAACGCAGATAAATGCCCTATCTGTGCTGCTAATACCAAGCTTTGGAACAGTGGTATCGAATCTGATAAAGATATTGCTCGTCAACGTAAGCGTAAGCTTTCTTATTACAGCAACATCTTCGTTGTGAATGATCCTAAAAATCCTGACAACAACGGGAAAGTATTCCTGTTTAAGTATGGCAAGAAGATCCACGACAAAATCACTGCAGCAATGCAGCCCGAGTTCCAAGACGAAACCCCAGTGAATGTTTTTGATTTCTGGGAAGGTGCAAATTTCAAAATCAAGATTCGCACCATTGGTGGTTATTGGAACTATGATGCATCTGAATTTGCAGCTCCGACTGCTCTTAGCATGGACGATGATGAGCTGGAACAAATTTGGAAGCGTCAGTATAGCCTCGAAGCTTTCACTCGTACTGATGAATTCAAGTCTTATGAAGATCTTGAAACTAGGCTCGGTGCCGTCACTGGAACCGCTCCTGCTGTTCGACAGGTTCAGTACGAAGAAGAGGAAGATCCTATCCCTGCAGCAGTTGCAGCTAGTGTAACTACTACCACTAGCAGCAATGAAGATGACGACGATGCCCTGAGCTACTTCGCTCGTCTTGCGGAAGAGGACTGAAATCTGTGATTTGAAATTCGTTTTTCAAATCCATGAAATCGGGAAAAAATTTCCCGCCAAAAAATGGCTAAAAAAGTCGAGGGGGCGAAAGCCCCCTTTTTTATATGCCTGCTAATTTTAGCTGATTTGAGATATAAGCCGAACATGGCTTATATAAATTATTTTTCCTAAAATCGTCTACAAATGCATCTACGTACTTAGGCTTTAACAAGTAAATTTCACGTTTTTCTTCGTTTTTCTCACTTTCGTGTTCAAAGATAGTTACGGGATATGAGACATCTGCTCCACTTAGAGTTTTTACTTGATCTTTATCCCAATACTTAAATTGAGTGTTATAAAAATTTTCGTCTACAATCAATCCCCCCTGTAAAGCAAGATCACCATCGTCTGTAGTAACTTCGTAAGTCCTATAGTATTTGATAGTTGAATATGGGTCGTCGTATTCTGCTTCTAATTGCTTGCGAAGATCATTTTCTGACAGAGGCCAATCATAGATTGGATTTACAAGACTATTAGTAAGTACAATGATCCAATCATAGAAAGGGTTGCCATATGCTCTCTCTGCTAAAGTATCTAAACGATCTTCGTCTTGAATACTATATTTTTTAAAAAATGTAGCATATGAAAATGCATCTTCACTAAGTGTATATCTCCTGAAGAAATTTTTTACGACAACATAATCTGCTTCAGAAAATGGAAAATTAATTGGTTTTTGGTCATACTTAACGTATGGTAAAAATGAAAAATACATTAGAAACTTGCTCCTCCGTAAACAATATCTTCCGAGTAAACTAGTTTTGTCTCCGAGAATCCTAAAGATAATTCTATCGAAACAGGTTCTCCCCCTTTGTAAGTTGCGTAAGCTCCATCTGGAGTATAATTAACGCTTACATTAGTGATAGCACATGGTTTATATTGCGTCAAAAACGGATGTGGACTAGTTCCTTTCATGAATTGGACATGACACAAATTAGGTATGCCAATATAATTTCTATTATCTAGATTAGAGCCATCGCCTTCGCCAGTAAATATGGCAGCAACGTTATTTGATACTACGTCTTGTGGATTTTGTCCTAATCTTGGAAGAGATGCTTTTTTGAATGTTGTTATAATGTCTCTAATAACTACCGCTTCCTGAGCATTTGAAGCTACCATTTTAAATTTTAACCCAAAACTTCTCATTTCAAACCCAGTAAACATTAGTTCTGCATTTGGGTTTAAAATTACTCCACCAATACCACCAAGAACATCATTGATATCTACAGAACCACCAATATTTCCAGGAATGTTGTTAATAGCACTTGCAATTGCTTGAGCACCTAAACTTGGCACTCTACCAACTGCACCTGTTATAGAGTTGACTATTTCTCCTATAGTACCACCAACGTTACCTTGAGTAGCATTTCCAGTTCCTCTTAAAACATCTGCTGCTATATTTGTAAATCCTTTTCCGCCCCAATCTGATTTATAATCTGTACTAATGTCTTCTGGCATATACATTAGTATTGTATTTGCCCCTAAATCTGTGGGTCTTGCTAATGTAGCTATCGATTGATTGTATATTTGACCTGCATTACCTGTTCCTGGCACAGTAGCTCCAGGGGTGTTATTAGATGACTGTGCTCCTCCACCAAAAGGAGGTCTATATTTAAAGAAATCAAATCTCACATAGTCAGTTGCATTATCATAAACTTTATTATATGGATACGATAATTTTGTATTGACTGGTTTTCCTGCCGCAAAAGATATTCTTATACTTTCCCTAGGTTCCTGTACAGAAGCTTGCTGCTGTCTTTGATTAGCTGGTGTTCTTTGCTGTCCTGTAGTTGGTCTAATAGGCATTAGTTATATCCTCTTTACTGATGCTTTTAATCTTTTAGTTTTGGTGTCAGTTTCTTCCCAAACTAATTCATTATCATAAGCATATTCCTTACCATTATCAAGTTTTAATACAAAATCATCGACTGGTAGCATTGCAGCAGATTCCCACTCAAATGTGGCAAGATCAAGGAACAAACCTTTACATTCTCTAATAAGATATTTATGTAATATATGAAGAGGAACGTCTATTATACCCTGCTCTATTTTTTTAATCGCAATAGCTCTTTTTTTGTAATCGAGGTAGTGAAAATTTATACCATAAAAATAATCTTTTTCTCTTCTTAACACATATACCAATGGTAATCTATCATAATATGGAACATCAGATATAGCATGATAAGAATAAAAATACATATGTCCCGCAAATACAGTGCGTCGCATTTCATTTTGATCTTGATGAACAAGATTTTGAACAGAATCCATTTTCTGTTCTATTGTCATTTTTGAAGGGAATACTTTTATTTCATTAGATAATTTTGTAAGCTGTTGTCTATACCATAATGGAGATTTAGATTCTCCGTTTGTTAAATCTCTTATTTTTTCAAATAAAGTTTTATATGTTTTTTTGCCAGCTTCTATATAACCCTCAGTTTGTTTGATGACCTCTATAAGATCATCTACATTTTTGTAACTAGAGTATTTTTTTACTCCATATCGTGAAGCTATTGCACGAACTTGATCTCTTGTATAATATTCAGAAGTAAATGCTTCAAGCTCATGACCAGTAAGATGTAACCATCTATCGACATTATTCTTTGCGTATGCCTTTGGTTTTAAATTATTTCTTTTTGCCATTATACTTTAAGATGATCTTCTGTTAAAATCAAAAATTTCATTTGGCGATCTTCACAGAATTCTCTAGCTGCATCCCATTTTGCTTGATTTTTCATGAATGTCATTACTTCTCTTTTCCACGCAGAAGTTTTTCTCTTAGGACTCCTTTCAGGACCCTCTACTTGTTTTTTTGGTTTAATTTCTATAATATATTTTTTAATTAAACCTTCTTTACTTTTTACTTTAATGTAAAAATCTGGGTAATACCTGTGTGCTCTGCCATCTGTTGGGCATAGATATGGTACGATAATTTCTTCACTCCCCCATTCAATAATACTAGGGTTTTTATCACAAAAAATCATGAATTTCTTTTCCCACATGGAACGGTAGATAATCCTTGTAGGGTTGCCACGATATTTTTCTGGGTGAGACGCTTTGTATATACCAGAATAAGCCATAAATATAAATAAACCTCCGATCTATTTAGAAGTGTCCATAAGTAAATTTGTAGAAGGAATAGCCAAACATGGGGGCATGTCCTTCAGCAATAATTACGATGTTGATATAACTTTTCCTCAGTCTGCTTCTGGGTTAATTCAAAGATTTTCTTCGTATGGCATTAATATGTCTACTGGAAGTATTTCTGGAACTGATGCTTTGCCAGAAAATAGTAGTGATCCAAATTTTATATTGAAAACTATGTGCGATGAGGCACAACTACCAAATATTCAAGCTGCCACTGGTCAATTGAATGGTAGATTTTTAGGAGAGAACGGAGTATTTTATCCACATTCAAAATTATATAGTGATTTTCAATTAAGTTGGATGTGCGATGCAAATATGACTCCACTAAAATTCTTGAATATTTGGTATGCTTGGATATTCCAAGATTATAATTATGCCTCTGGGGGAGGAGAAATAAATTCTCAAAATAATAGAAATAAATCTTTATCAGAATTTAAAGGTGGTGCAGGAGCATCTGGTGGTAATCCTACATTATCAGAAAGAAGCGTAAGACTTTCTTATCCAGATACTTATCTGTCTACGATTGTAATTACTAAGACAGAAAAAGGACAAAATTCGGCTAATAGTAGAGCATCAATTGCGTATACTTTAGTTGATGCATATCCTTACAGTATTGATGCTGTTCCATTATCTTACGGATCTTCTCAAATTACTAAAGTATCTGCGAATTTTTACTACACTAGACACGCAGTATCATTTAATGACATCCGTAATTACAAGGGATAAATATTAAGTAAATAAACTGATTCATTGCTATGTCTTCTTTACCTACACCTTCAGTACCAACATATGAAGTTGAATTGCCTTCTACAGGTAAAAAAATTAAATACAGACCTTTCCTAGTACGTGAAGAAAAAGTACTTCTTCTTGCAATGGAAAGTGAAAATGAAAAAGAAATTGAATTAGCTGTAAAAAATATTCTAAAAAGCTGTATTGTTAGCAGGTTGAGAGTAGAAGATCTTGCTACTTTTGATTTAGAGTATTTGTTTCTAAGAATTCGTGCAGCTTCTGTTGGCGAAGAAGTTAAGTTAAAAGTTACTTGTCTTGATGATAATGAAACACAAGTAGATGTGTCTATTAATTTATTAGATGTTCAGGTTTACAAATCAGAAAATCACACAAACAAAATAATGATTGATGATGAGATGGGTATCGTGATGAAATATCCATCTATGGATAAATTTGTAAAACTAACTCTATTAAATAAAGACTTAGAAACTACAGATGAAGTCTTTCAAATGTTAGCTGACTGCATTGATCAAATTTTTAAGGGCGATGAAGTTTGGGATACAGCTGAAGTTAATCGCAAAGAAGTAATTAATTTTATCGAATCTTTGACGCAAAATCAGTTTGAAAAAATTCAAGAATTTTTCGACACTATGCCAATTTTACGTCATGAATTTTCTGTAGTTAATCCAAAAACAGGCATTAAATCTGATTATAAATTAGAAGGACTACAAAGTTTTTTCGAATAAGTTTGTTCTATAACAACTTAGAAAATTATTATAGGACAAACTTTACTTTGATACAAGAGCATAAATATAGTTTGACAGAAGTAGAAAACTGGATGCCTTGGGAAAGAACTATTTACATAGCCCTACTAAATCAATATATCAAAGAAAAGGAAGAACAAGCTAAGTTGGCACAAAGATGATCCCGAACAAATCAAGACCAGCAGCACCTGCTGACATACAAATAACATGGTTTTCAATTAATCAAGTTGGACCAAATGTTTGGGAAAAATTAAAAGCACAACTTACTGGGAAAGGTTATTTTTCTGAAGTAAATTTATCAGAAAAAGATGCTGATAAATTAATTTCCAACATCAAGAAGAGTGAAGAGTTCCCATCACTCAAAGATCAATCTGGTATACACAATGAAGTATATCAGAACTGGTTAGTAGATACTTATCTTGATGATGCTCTCGAAAAGACATCAAATCAAACTGAAGTAAAAAAACAAATAAACAAAAAAG